CCGACCGGTTCGGTAATCTCAAAACGACGCAGCTCCCAGATGCCACATCAGCGGTTCAATACGCAGTGATTGATGACGCTTCGTCGGGAGATAATACGCTCGTTGCCGCTGCGGGCGCAGGTATCAAAATAAGGGTCTTGTCACTTTTTATGGTTGCGGGTGGTGATGTCGATGCCAGGTTTGAATCTGGCGCAGGCGGGACAGCACTTACGGGTCAGATGGACCTTACGGCAAACAGTGGTTTTACTCTGCCATACAACCCGGCAGGTTGGTTTGAAACCGCTGACAACGCGTTGCTTAACCTGGAATTGAGCGCTGCCGTTTCGGTTGACGGATGCCTTACATACGTCGAGGTCTGATATGTCTTTAGTGCTTCTGTTATTGCATGGTGTTGGGATGGGAGGCGGTACGGCGCCTATCGTTCAAGTACCCACCGCAGAAGGGCTGCAATACAAGATGGACGATTCAAAGGTTCATTACGCTATGGAAGAAAACAAGTTGCATTACTCTGCTAAGGAAGGCGAAGGGTCATGAGTGTAGCCACAGCGCCACAAGTCCAGTGCAAGACCGAAAGTGATGTGCGTAACGTCGCGGTGTCGTTTGCCGAACTGCTCGATACAGGAGAGCTTCTAACAGGCACGCCTACAATCGTTGAGGTCACGACATCAGACCTGACGCTGGGCAGTAAGGTTGTCAATACAGCAGCGCTTACGATACTGGGTGAGTCCGTTGCGATAGGTCAGGCGGTTCAGTTCAGTGTCAGTGGAGGTGATGCGTCAACAAAGCGTTACACGATCAAGATCACAGCAACAACAGATTCAAGTCCCGCTCAAACGCTTGTGCGCAATGTGGAGCTTGATGTTATTGCTGATTCGAGCTGAAAGTCAAGGGATAATCGATGGCGAGGCCCAAACTTGATATTGACGAGCAGCAAGTTGCTCAGTTAGCCGAAGACGGCGCTAGGAATACCGACATCGCGGACGTGATGGGTTGTGATGAAGGCACCATACGCAAGCGTTTTTCCGAAATATTAAGAAAAAGCAGGTCGCGAAGGAGGATGCAGATCAGGAAATTGCAGATGTTATGCGCCAGTTCAGGCAACCCGACGATGCTCATATGGCTGGGCAAGCAAGAGTTAGATCAAACCGACAAGCAAGAACTCAAGAGCGACGGGCAAATCAATATCACGATTAACCGGGTCGAAGAACCCGTAAGGCAGAGCGAAGATGAACTTCACGATTGATGTGCCCAAGCTTCACGCTGGGCAGCAGCACATCCTCGATAACGCGAAGCGATTCAACGTTGTGCGTTGCGGCAGGAGATGGGGCAAGACGAGGTTTGGTCAAGACCTTGCCCAAGACCCCGCGTTCCATGGAGATCCGGTCGGGTGGTTCGCACCGACCTACAAGTACCTTATGGAGCCTTGGCGGGAAATCACAAGACGGATCAAGACGTTGATATCGTCCGTCAATAAAACAGAGCAGCGCGTCGATCTGATTACGGGCGGGTCCATCGACTTCTGGTCACTGGATGACCCCGACTCGGGACGCGGCAGGAAATACAAACGCATCATTGTTGACGAGGCCTCACTTGTGCGTGACCTACAGCGGGTCTGGACCGAATCACTACGTCCCACGTTGTCTGATCTTGGCGGTGACGGATGGTTTTTGGGGACGCCGCGTGGCCGTAAGTATTTCCAGACACTGTTTGCCAAGGGTGAGCAGGGCGACAAGGGCTGGGCCTCTTGGTGTATGGGCACGGCAGACAACCCTTACATCAACATGGGCGAGGTCGATGAAGCGAGGGCCGAATACGAGAAGTCGGGGCTCTTGCACATTTTTGAGCAGGAATATTTAGGCATCCCGGCCGATGACGGCGGCAACCCGTTCGGCATCAAGGCCATACGTGAATGCGTGATCGATAGGATTTCTGAATCACCACCGGTGGCGTTTGGCGTGGACCTTGCCAAGAGCCAGGACTGGACCGTTGTATGCGGATTGGACGCGGAGGGACGTGTGTGTTCGTTGGACCGGTTCCAGATCGATTGGGGCCAGACGCGCCAGCGCGTGCTATCACAAGTCAATGGCTGGAAGACGCTGGTGGACTCGACGGGTGTCGGCGACCCTATCGTGGAAGATTTTCAGCGCATCCGGGCCAATATCAGCGGGTTCAAGTTTACGAGCACCAGCAAGCAGCAGCTCATGGAAGGCCTGGCATCTTCGATCCAGCGCAACGAGGTTCGCTTCCCCGAGGGCTGGCTCACTAACGAGGTCGAGTCGTTCGAGTACGAGTACCGCCCCGGCGGTCATGTTCGATACCAAGCGCCCTCTGGATTGCATGACGACGGCGTTTGTGCCCTGGCATTGGCCGTGAAGTGCTGGAAAGAACAGACCAAGAATACTGTGCGTGTCCGCGTGATCGGCGACTCAGGCGAAACCGGCAGGTTTAACAATGAAAGCATGTGGCAATGAAACCCTACGCGCCCCATATCTATCACAAGGCACAGTCCAGCCGCGACCAGTGGCTCAACTCATCGGTTCGCGTCATCGAGGGCTCGGGCCGGTTCGGTGCCAAGCAGCGTCCGTTCAATCCTGAGGCGGCGATCGCGTCGTACCGGTCCTGGGTTTATGCCGCCGCCAGCATCAACGCCACCGCGGTATCGTCCGTGCCGTTGCGTCTGTTTGTTCGGAATCGATCAGGCGTCAACAAGCTGTGGAACACACGGCCCGCTACGAGGCAATCCAAGCGGTATCTGTATGGCGATGCGTCTGGCCCTATGGGCATGATCACGCCCCACAAGCAGACCATGCGGAAGGTGATCGAGTTCGGCGAAGATTTCGAGGAGGTCGTAGATACCCACCCGGTCCTGGAACTGCTCAAGAACGTGAACCCGTGGTTCAATCAGTTCGACCTGATCCAATTGGTTGCGCTTTACCTTGAGCTGATCGGCAACGCGTACCTGCACCCCGTGGTCAATAACCTGGGCGTGCCCGGCGAGCTGTGGCCCATGCCCAGCCAGTGGATGTTTGTCGTGCCCGACCGTGAACAGTTCATCCGTGGCTACGTGTACGGCCGCGATAGTTCGTCGCAGCTTGATTACGCGGTTGATGAGGTGGTGCACTTCAGGACCACTAACCCCGGCCGTGACGGGTTGTATTACGGAATGGGCAAGCCCGAGGCGGCGTGGGGTGTAGTGAAGCTCAATGAGTCCAACCACGAGATGGACCTTGCGATGGCCGACAACCACGCCCGGCCGGATTACCTGATGGTGGCTAAGGCGGGTACGCAGGGAGATCAGCTTGACCGCCTTGAGACGAAGGTCGAACAGAAGCTGATGGGTTCTCGCAAGTCCGGCAGGTTCTTGAGCTTTTCCGGTGACGTTGAGCTTAAGCCGCTCAACTTCCCGCCCAAAGACCTTACGGGTCGCGACGAGGTGGTTGAAGAAATCTCGGCGGTGTTTGGCGTGCCGGTGTCGATGCTCAAGGCCAACGACCCGAACCTGGCGTCGAGCAAGACCGGGTACGCTCAGTGGCGTGAATCGACGATCCTGCCGAGCATCAAGCTGATCGAGCAGAAGCTCAACGAGAAGCTGTTGCCGATGTTCGATATCCAGGACGACGCGGTGCTGGCGTTTGATAACCCCGTGCCTGCGGACAAGCAGTTTGAGCTAGAGGAAAACACGCGCCTGTCGAGCGGTGGTATCCGCACGCTGAACGAGGTGCGGGAGCGGATCGGCGACGAGCCGCACGACGACCCGATGGCGGACAAGTTGCTGGTCAACGGCCAGCCCATCGGTGTTCAGCCCAACCCGCTGGCTGGCTTTGGGTTGTCCGCGCAGCCGTCGGCGCGTCCCGCGACGGAGCAGGAGTCGGCACGTATCCAGATTGAGAACCGGTCGGTAGGCTTGCAGGACAGTGATATCGAGAAGATTGTGGAGAAGGTATTAAAGGGGCTTAGTCGTGATGAAGAAGCTGATAGCGTTGCCGGTGGTGTTGATGGCGTGGATGTGTTGGATAGTGAAAGATCTGATGTCGATGTTAGTGGAGTGGTCCCTAAAGCAGTGGAGGCCGATACTGGGGTCGGAGAGGAATCGGCCTCCTTGGCCAACGAACAGGACGCCAGCGCCGACGCATCAGAGGCCGACTCCACCCAACCCGCCGCCAAGCATACAGACCTAGCCAATGACGGCTGCAACTGCCCGTCAGGAAAGTCATTTAGCCAATCAGAACTAATCTACAAGGTCGCCGCAGACCAGGACATCCGAGACGACCAGCCGGTGACGCCCGAGACGCGTCTGCGTGACGCGGTGCAGGGCGTGTTCGATCAGGTGTCCGAAGACGTTATGGGCATCGTTGGCAAGACGCTCAAGGGCGATGTGCGCCTCAAGATCACAAGCCGTGAGATTCAGCGCGTGCTGGACCGTATCGAAGCCATGAGCGGTGACCTGGAGGACGCCATATTTGAGCCGCTGTCTGAAATGCTCAGGGCGTCTTTTGAGCGTGGGCTGTCGGATATCGGCGTTACCGGGTTTGATATCACATCACAGCAGGTGACAGACTTTATCCGTAGCCGCACCACACTGTTGGCCGGTGAATTAAGCGGCGTGACCCGCGCCCGTGTCGAGCAGGTGTTGAACGATGGGGTCGGCCAGGGCGCTACCCCTACAGAGTTGAGCCGATCGATCGAGGAGACCGGCGCGTTTAGCCGTGCCCGTGCCGACGCAATCGCCCGCACCGAATCGGCCGACGCGTTTGTCCAGGGCAAGAAAGAGTCGTGGCGCCAGTCGGGCGTGGTCGAGGGCGTGCAGTGGCTGCTGGCACCGAACGCCTGCGAGTTCTGCAAGTCTCTAGCGGCACAGTTCAATAACAAGACGGTCGGGCTAGACGATAGTTTTTTCAAGCTGGGCGATGTGGTTCAGGGCACGGAGGGCGGTACACTCAAGGTGAATTTCAGGGACATCCAGGGACCACCCCTGCACCCGAACGACCGGTGCGACCTGGTGGCTGTATTAAGGGACGTGAACGATGGAAACTAATCTTGTTATTGCGGGCATCAAGAAACGGCACCGCCTCGACGAAGATGCCGAGGTCAAGCTCAAGCAGGTCGCAGCCGAGGTTGATTCTGAGATCGACCCGTTCGCGTTCACGGCCAAGATCACGACGGATTCGGTTGATCGCGACAAAGAGGTTTTGCTGCCTCTGGGCATGGACCCCAGCGAATTCAACGTGTCGGGTTCTGTGTTCTGGAACCACAATTACGACAGGCCCATTGCGATCCCCGGCGCGTTAAAAAGATCCGACAAGGGCTGGCTGGCCAAGGCGAATTTTCTGAAGCGGCCCAAGGATTTTTCGGGCGAGTTTTTCCCCGATTTTGTGCGTGCGTTTGTGACCCAATCCAAGGAGCTGGGCAAACGCGTGGGCATCAGCGTGGGGTTTATCCCCATCGAGCAACGCCAGCCCAGCAAACGCGATAAGGAGATGTTTGGCGAATCGGTGCGTAACGTGATATCTAAGTGGAAGCTCTTGGAATGGTCTGTCGCGCCGGTCCAGTCCAATGCGGACGCTTTTGTCACGGCCGTGGGCAAGGGCTTGATCCCGCGTGGCGTTGCTGTGAAGGAGTTCGGGATTCCTGCGGGCGTATTGCCCCAGACTCAAATGGTCAACGACCCTGAACTCTTAAGGTCCAAGGCCTATGTGGCATTTTGTGATCCGAAGGGTTTCCGCAATCCCGCCGTGTCCGTCCGTAGCGCAAGCGAGTCTGAATTGGTCCGCTTCGAGATGGCGCGTCAATCGGGCAAAATTTACTTGACATCATAAGACCGTGTGGTCTAAAATATGGATGAATCGTCAGGCCCAGCGGCCAGAGCCGGATAGGCGCATTTCTTAATCGCCGGAGCCGGATAGGCAGCGACAAGCTCAAGACGTGAGCTTTATCACTGTACCTATCGAAGGTTCTGGAAATGAAAATCAAGCAATTCATGGAGTTCGTCCTGCCCAAGCTGCAGGCCGAGTCCAAAGACTTAGACGAGCTTCGTAACAAGGTCGGCGCTTTTCTGAAGCAGGGCGAGGAAGAAGAAGTCCCAGTCGTGAATGAGGACGGATCGCCGGTAGAGATCGAGCAGATCATCCTGGTCGGAGCGCCTGCCGATCCCGAGGCCCAGGAAACGCCCCAGGATCAGCCCGCCGATGTGACGCAGGCCAGCCTACAATCGATGATCCGCCGCGAGATCCAGTCGGCCATCAAGTCGGTCAAGACCGGTAAGAAGATCCCTGTCGTCACAGGCGGTGATTACCGTAACGACGAAAAGAGGACGCAAGGCTTTAAGAGCTTCGGCGAGTTCGCGTGGGCCGTGTACCAGGCGGGCAACAAGTCGGGGTCGGTTCTTGACCATCGCCTGATGACCAAAGCCCCCACGACCTACGCATCCGAGGGCGTGGGTGCCGACGGCGGGTTCCTGGTCCCGCCGGAGTTTAGCGACCAGATCCGTGAGCATTCTCTTGAGGGCGACGCGCTGTTACCTCTGACGGACGAGATGCCCGTTCAAGGCAACAGCATGACGTTCCCGGCGGACGAGACCACCCCCTGGGGCTCCAACGGTGTTCGTTGCTTCTGGGAAGGCGAGGGCGACCAGGCTACGCAGACCAAGCCCGTACTCAAGCAGCGCACGCTACGTCTGAACAAGCTGATCGCGTTGGTTCCGATGACCGACGAGTTGCTGAGCGACACCTCTACCCTTGAGGCGTTTATCACCAATGCGACGGCTCGGTCGATCCGGTGGAAGACTAACGATGCGATTATCAACGGCACAGGCGCGGGCCAGCCGTTGGGTATTGCCAATTCCAGCGCGCTGGTGACGGTGGCTAAGGAAACGAGCCAGACGGCCGATACGGTCGTCGCGGCCAACGTAGCCAAGATGTACGCACGCGTGCCCGCATCGGGTATCGGCACGGCCGTCTGGATCGCCAACAACGACGTGTTTCCTCAGTTGATCACGATGACGCTGGGTAACCAACCGATATGGACACCGCCGTCGACCGGATTAACGAACGCGCCGGGCGGAATGCTGTTCGGACGGCCGGTGATCCTGTCGCAGACCGCCAAGACGGTAGGCGACGCAGGTGATATCTATTTCGCGGACATGGCGTCTTACGCCACGATCAAAAAGGACATCATCAACCAGACCAGCATCCACCTGTTCTTCGATTACGACATGACGGCTTTCAAGGCCGTATTCCGTGTCGACGGGCAGCCGTGGCTCAGTTCGTCCATCACGCCAAACAACGGCTCGAACAACCTGTCGCCGTTCGTGAATCTGGCCGCACGGGCGTAGTTTCTGTTCATTCTTAAACGTTTTTCATGGAGACATCACCATGTCAGTTAATACATTACCTTCTGAGAAAGTGGCGGTCTTGGGTTCTATCGACCCGGACGCCAACGCCGCCGGGGCGCTGACGTCCGACTGGGGCGATGCGTCCCAGTTCGAAAGCCTCCTGGGTATTGTCCAGGTCGGTGTGCTGGGTTCGAGCGGCACGATCGACGCCAAGCTCCAGCAGGCAACCGATTCGTCCGGAACCGGCGCCAAAGACATCACAGGCAAGGCGATCAGCCAGCTTACGGAGGCCGGGTCCGACGACGACAAGCAGGCCTTGATCAATGTCCGGGCCGAGGAGCTGGACGTGGACGGCGGTTTTACGCACGTAGCGATCGTGCTGACCACGGCTGTCGCGACCAGCGATTCGAGCGCGATCCTGTTGGGCCTCAACCCACGGTTCGCACCGGCCAGCGACAACGACCTGTCGACTGTCGACGAGATCGTTAACTAAAACCAACCGGCACCCGTTAACGCGGGTGCGGGTTTTTATGCGCGTCAGGTTTACATCGCAGTATTCGGGTTACGCTATAGGCGATATCGCGGAACTGCCCGACGACGAGGGCCTGGCCGTGGTGCGAGGCGGATTCGCCGAACCCGTAGGCCGAGACAAGATGCTGCGTCCCAAGAAGCGTCGCAGGGCATCCAATAAACCCGTAGTCCAAACCAAGTAGGTGACCCATGGCGTTTGAGGTAGATGCCAACGCATTGACCACGCTCGACAGCGTCAAGCGCCACATCGGCGTTTCGGGCCACGATGACGACGCGCTGCTGATCACGCTGATCAATCAGCTCTCGGGCCGGATCGAAGACCTGGCCAACGGCCGCAAGTTCAAGGCCCGCGACTGGCGGTTCTGGCTGACCATGAAGCACAGCCGGACGCTATTAATCCCACAATACCCGGTGATATACGTCAACAGGATCGCCCACGGCGCCCAGGACGCGCTGAGCGTCTCGTACAGCGGATCGGCCATCCGCGCCACCGCGCAGGTGTACCGCGACTCCGAGGGCAACACGGGGGGTATCCGTCTGGTCAGCTATGACTCGTCGGGCGCACGAACCACCAATGAGTTGACGGTGGCGTCCAACGGATCGGCTTCGGCGATGGCTACGGCGGTTACGGCGGTCAGCGGGTGGACCGGCACGCTGGTCCAGGACACGCCGTCGGCCGACCTGCATCCCACCGGGGGTGTTGACGCCAAGTCACGAACTGTGAATTTCACCTACCCCGATCAGGATGACAGCAATTACCGTATCGACTACGACACCGGTCGGGTGCGGCTGGTCCACGACCAGGCGGTTGGGTTTGATTTGGGCTCTAAAAACCTCACATCATCGTTCCAGGGCTTCCTTGTTGAGGCGCGTTGCGGGTTTGAGACGATACCGGCGCAGATCGTATGGCTGGCCAATGAATTGGTTTCGCAGGCGTACAAGTCCAAGCCCCTAAACCGCAGCCTCGCCAGCGAGAGCCTGGGTGATTATTCGTACTCATTAGCGTCGGGGGTCCAGATCGGCGACGAGTACCGAGAATTACTCATGCCGTACACGGACCTTGCGGTAGGGGGTGCGGCGTGATGGCGATTTCACCACCGACCCATCTTTTCGGCACGGTGTTTAGCGTTGAACGCAACACGCCCACCAAGGATTCGAGCGGGTCGCCCGCAGATTCCTGGGCTGCGCACCTATCCAACCTCAAGGGCCGTTTCCAGCCCATGAGCGGTTCGGAGGCGATCCGGTACGGACGCGAATCGACCCGAAACATGTGGCGCGTGTTCACGGCGCCGGGCGTGGATATCCAGGCCAAAGACCGCGTTGTGTTCACCGACAAGACCAGCGGCGTTACGACCAGCAGGACGCTGGATGTCCAGGAGACCAAGAACGCCCAGCTTGCGGGCGTGGTGCTTAGGCTGATCTGCCAGGAGACCCAGTGATGGCGATTCTTGATTGGCGCGGCCCGCAGGCCGTCGAGATCATCAAGCAGGCTGCGCGCCAGGGATTGTCTGGCGCGGCGATCGAGGTGCAGTCCGAGGCGCAGCGCACGCTCAACCGAGAGGGACGTGGCCGCGTGTACGTCAAGCGTGGCGGTCGTGTCCACGTCGCGTCGCTGCCGGGCAACCCGCCCGCCAAAGACACGGGCAATCTGGGCAGAAGTGTTCAGATCGACGACAGACAGCTCACGCAAGCCAGCAATGAGCTGCGTGTTCGTATCGGAACCGATCAGCCCTACGGGCGTTGGATGGAGTTCGGCACACGCAATATCGCGCCGCGCCCGTGGCTCAACCGGTCATTGAACCAGGCACGGCCCAGTGCGTTGAAACGGATCGATCAGGCCATTAGGTTAGCGATTTCGCGCATCAGGGGGCTGGCGCAATGAGTGTCATGACAGACGGGCTGTACACGCTATTGACCACCGATCAGACGTCGGGATCGTTCTACGACGATATAGGCGGCAGGATCAGTTTTCTTCAAGCCGACCAGGATGAGGTATTGCCACACTGCGTGGTTAACGTCATCGACGACCCGCCGTTCCGTTACGGCGGCAACGTGAACGATATCGAGTCGACGGTGCAGATCGATCTGTGGGGCGCGATCGGCGCGGGCTATGACGCGTTGAGTGATATCAACGACAAGCTATACACGGTACTCGACGGCCAGGCCGTCACCATCACGGGCTTTACCGGAACGCAGGCGTTCAACCTGGACCGTGGCGTGCCCACCACGGAAGAAGACGCGATCAGGATATTGAGCCGCTGGCGTATTTGGGCCAGCGCGTAACTTAGGAGTTTTGTTATGGCAACGATTCAGGGTATAGGCGGCGTGGCGGTCGCCACCGGGTTTGGGATCAAGGCCAGCGGTTGGACGGCCAACATCGTCATCGGCACGACCGACACGTCGGGATTTGACGACGCCGGATATCTGGTCCGTGAGGCCACGACCGTCAGTATGGACGGGACGATATCCGGGACGGCGGACGACGGAACGTCGCCGGTGCCCTCGGCGGTATTCACGGCAACGCCAGACCCCGACGCGGCCAAAGTCACAACCACGCTTACGTCCGATACGGGCAAGGCCTATTCATGCACCGCCGTGGTCAACAACATCGCACACAACCGACCGTTTGATGCGAAGCACGATATCACGCTCAGCTTCTTGTCTAGCGGGGCGATCACACAGACATGGTAACAGCCACGCCACCGATCTATGACTGGCAGGTGTGGGCCGTTTACGACGATTACCGTGGCGTTCACACACTGCGTTGCCCCAACAAAGAGGGTGTCATGCTTGAACACGCCGACAAAGAGTACGCCATGAACCGGGTGATCAATGAGGTCGCCGGTTATATCAACCAGTGCAAGAACGAAAGCCGTGAGGTGGACCTGATACCCAACGATCAGTTACCCCAGCCGCCGTCTTGGTTCGAGGTGATCCACAAGCACAGCCAGTAAAGGGGCCGCGTTATGGAATCGTTAGAAGCACTTAAGGGTCGGGTCGTTACGGACAAGCACGGCCGAGAATACAGCCTGAACATGAGCGATATGGCGTGTATCCAGAACAAGGTGCCGCTGCCCGACGACCGGCGTCCGTTTGTCGAGAAGATCGATGTGGTTCGGTTCTGCTACAGCTACCAGGGCGTGGATATCGCGCTGGAGCAGGCGTCCAAGAAGCACGACACGTCGGTGACCATCGGCGTGATTCAATCGACACTGACCGACGACGAACGGTTCGAGCTGATCGACAAGATCATCGCGGCCCACCTAGGGGTGCGCAGGCCGGAAGGCGGTGATCAAGACCAGCCCCCTTTAGAAAACCCTCAAGAGACTGGTTCCTAGAGGCCGCTATGCTGCGTCACTACTACCCATCTATGGACCCGATGCTGCTCAACCAAGAGCAGTGGGACGCGTACCTGGAATGCACGGAGGACATCCGCCAGCTCAACCGGGACGGTGGTATCGACCCCCAGCGCCAGGCGCTGCGCCTGGCAAGGGGGTGTGGCTAGGTGTCACAGTTTGGATCGGTCGGACAACTCGGTGTCGATATCTTCGCACGGCTCGGAAAGCTCGATAAAGGCCTTAAAGAAGCGGAATCCAAGACGCTACGCGCGGGCAAGAATATTGAAGACAAGCTTGAGAAGCAGGGCATCGGGGGTGTGGCCAAGACGGCGCTCAAGGCGTTCGCGGCGTTTAGTTTGATCGAGGCGGGTATCAAGTCGGCCACGGCGATAACGGCGGTGTTTAAGGGCGAGTGGGAATCCGCAGCGGCCTCGATCAAGTCGCTGCCACTCGGGATCGGCGCATTAGCCACAGGCCTGGATGGCCTTCTGCGTGAGGTGACGGGGTTTAACCAGGAGCTTAAAGAACAGGAGGAGCTACAGAAACGCGCCAACCGTCAGCTTGAGCTGGCCGCCAAGCTGTCCAAGCAGCGGCTCGATAGCCAGAGGGCGCTCAACGACGTGCTTCGGCAGGGCCAGACGATCGGTCTGACGGGTTTTAGAAAAGAGTTCGAGGCGTTGGCGTTTGGTGCGGCGGATCGAGAGAGACAGCTTAGGGATCAGCTACGCACCACCCAAGACCCCGAGGGCCGACGCAACCTGGAATCCGCCATCGCGGCGGTGGGTGTGAACTTTGAGCGTGGCGCGCAGGCGCTGCTGAACAACATTAACGCACGGCTTGAAGAATCGGCGGGGTTGGGTCGGTTTGGTGAACAGATCAATACACGGTTCCAGGTGCCCGGTGGCGTGGGATTGCCCGTCAAGTCGCCGGAGGTTTCTGTCCTTGAAGAAATGCGTGACCTGATTAGTACGGCCATTGTTGGTGGCGGTTTAAAACCCGTTACGGAATTGAATTAAATGCCTACGGGAAAGATCGACATTATCGAAGGCGCCAGGGTCATTGAGCGTGGCGGGCTTATTACAGAGCTGGACCGGATCGCTTACGTATCGGGCCTGACAGGAAACGACGCGACATTGGTTCAGGCTTTAAGCGGTGCGGGGTTCTCTGGCGACGCGATGCCCCAGCCCGGAGATGTCCACCCAAGCCAGGCCGACCTGCTGCTGGAAGATCGGGTGGCCGTGCCGATCAGCGATTCACAATCGCGCGTCACGCTGACCTACCGATGGAACCCCAACCCGATGCAGCTTATCGGTGGGGGCGGCGGCGTGGAGTCGGTATTTTCAGAGCGACTTGGTCCAAACCCAGACGACGACCCGATCATTTTGCAGCACCCGCACAGCGGGCTTAACTCCAGTGGCGTCCGGGAGCAGGGCGCCAGGATCAGCGTGACGGCTTCCAGGTCTTCAACGACCGGTATCGTCTCGATCGCAACACCGGATGGCGCAAAGCAGGCCCAGAGACACGTCGATATGTTCAAGAATAAGATCAATGCAGACCAGTTTTTAACCGCCGGGGATGAGAAGCAGTGGAAGGTGACCAACGGCGATTGGGAGCCGGTCTCTCGTGACACCAACGGCAAGGTTACGCGTGCCAAGTTCACGTTTACGTTCCAGAACAAATCGGAGGGTTGGAACCCGGTAACGGTAGTGGCCACGGACAGGTCCGGGCTGCCCTATTCCGACGTTTCGAGTCAGGTCACCGCACGGCTGGATATCCTGTGGTTTGAAGAAATCTCGTTCAGCACCATCAGCACGATCAGTGCATAGCCATGAGAAACCGTAACATCCCCCCATTTAGGCCCGGCCAGGACATACGCAACACCACCAGGCGCCTGGAGGAGATGCGCGTCCGTGTCGGTATGGTTAGCCAGATTGCGCCCGGCGGCGTTGCCGGGGTGGACCAGACCGGGGCGGGCACGGCGATATCCATACCCAGCCCGCTAAACAACAACGGGATACGCGACGTGCTGGATATATTCCTGGGTGTCATTACCGGCAGCGCCGCGTTTAGCCCCGGCCAGGCATTCCGGTGGAAGTATGCCTGGTCCGAGGCAGAGTTTAAGAGCGATTCGATCGACGTGATGGGGACGCCATCGCACTACCGGTCTGGCACGACATCCCAGGATTATTTGTTAAACATGTATGAGGTTTTCAATAATGCCCAGTACCAGGCGGGCGTGGACGTACAGGGGGACGATTACCCGGACGGCTTTGCGTTACGCCCCATCGGCGGCGCGGGCACGGACAACACGCATAAGTATGATGTGCCCGTCTGGATATATGAGGTGGTTAATACGGTAGGCGCGGTTCAATACTGGTTCGACAAAGTCAATTCGCACGACGGAACGTGCGACGAATAGCAATGAAAGGTTCTTTATATGGCCATCAATACAACCATCACGCTGCAGCCGGTACCGGCCGCGTTGGAAGACTTCTCGATCACCGGGGCCGATATGTCCAACAACGCCAATATCGCCCGGACGCAGCTTGCTCAAAACCCGATCGCCAAGTTCCTGATCCCGTTCACGGATTTTAGGGTTTGGGACGATATGGACACGCTGCTGCCATCCACGCCCGCGACGGACGACCTGGGCCTGGTTCACGGGACGTTCGGCACGTCATCGCCGAGCCTTCAGACCGAAGACCTCAAGGCGGCCGGGGCGACCAACAACCGTGCCAGGGCGATGGTACGGATACCCACAGAGTACGATTCGGGCGAGACGATCACGCTGAGGTTCAGGGCGGGTATGCTCACCACCGTATCCGACACCACGGCGACGCTGGACGCCGAGGCCTACAAGTCCGACAACGAGGCGGGCATCGGGTCGGACCTGGTGACCACTGCCGCGACCACGATCAATAGCCTGACCCTGGCCGACATCGACTTTACCGTGACGCCTACCGGGGTAGTTGCGGGCGACTGGCTGGACCTTCGGATCACCACGGCCATCAACGACGGCGCAACCGGAACGGCGGTCATCGGCATTATCGGCGCGGCCTGGCTCTTGTGTGATATCCGGGGATAATATGAACCGCAATAGGAGCCATGACTGCCACCGGTGCGGAGGGCTTAAGCCGTGGTTTATCAGAAAAAACCATAGGCGTCTTGGCCTGTCGATGGTAAGGGTTTGTTGCTGCGCAGGTAATTGCGACGAGGGGGATATCTGCACGCAGTGCGGCACAGATCCTGACGGAGTGCCGCATTCCATACAGGTGACGATTGCAGGCGTCACCATGTGTGGCTGTATACCGTGGACTTTTGTCGGAACGACAGGCGGCCCGGCCTCGACCGACGCGCACACCAACGGCATCAACGGGACGTACTGCTGCGAGTTTACTTCCGAGGTTGGGGGTGTATGCGATTGGAGTTCTACGGGCGGTAGCCTGACCTACGACATCACGATTTACACCGGCGCGCCCTACAACGATACGTGCGACGCAGGCACGGATACCCATAACGCGGGGTTTGGGGCAAGCCTGTTTGTGACCCTCGACGGCAGCGATTGGTCGATCGACGTGACCGACGACACGTCACCAACAGGCGTGGTGAATATACCTATCTTTACAAGCTTATTTACAGGATCAACGTCCAAGACGACAAACCAGTGTAATGATGAAATCGTGATCGCTAACGATAACGTAACCTGCTCTTATCGAACGAACGACCCCGCCGGTGACACAACGATGATCGGCGCCACCGGAGGGACCGCAACAATCGTACCCTGCGCTTGCTAAACCTATGGGCATGTATGTCAAACCCATCCAAGACGTTAACCGCGTGGTCAAGATCGACACGCCTTATCTATACCTCTACGAGCTTATCGGCCCTGGAAACGAGGTGATCGAACGCAATTGCCACGTTCGTACACCGCCACCCCAAGAGCCCAGGAATGACCTGTTTGAGGAAACCGATCTTGAGGAAGGTATCTGATGGGCTGCAAGGGCGTCTATTTCGTGCATCACCCACGCACGGGCGGAACTTATCTATCAAGCTCATTGCGTGACCAGGGCGTCGGTGTTCACGGGGGACACAACGCCCGGCAATGGAACGCCAAGGACGGTTATGTTGTTCTGACCATCATCCGAAACCCGATCGACCGGTTGTGCAGCTACCTGACCTACGCACGCGGGCTACGGAAGCAGCAGGGCTACTTTTCCAAAGAGTCTGGGTGGACCGATCTGGATTCTATTTTGCGTCCCGATTCGTTTGAGCTGTGCAACGCGATGGTCAACCGGCTAACGAAACACGGATCGGTCCAGGAGGCGATCGATAACCTGTCGCTGTTTGACGCCGTCGGTCTTTATGATCGTTACGATGAGTTCCTATCAGGCCTGGGCAGGTCTTTTGGATTTAGTATCGACCAGGGTTGTGGCGACCGCAACAGCTCGGGCCCATTGGATTTGAGTGACGCCCAGAGATCCTGGCTGATGGATCACAACCAGAAGGACCAGTCGATTTATGAATACCTGTCTTCCCATGAACCCAAGCCCAAGAGGTGCCGGTGTTCTAAGCGCGGTTCGACCATTCTGCAGGGCGCCAAAGGAATATTTGATTACGCCATGCACCGCGACCGGCCCATCCAGGATGTGGTGAACCGACGCAGGGCAATCTGCCGAGGGTGCGAACACGCGATACCTTGTGTCGGGAAAGTCGGCAGGTATTGCAGGTGCGGCAAGTGCGGCTGCCTGCTCAAAGCCAAGACCGCCATCAAGGGGCAGACATGCCCGGCCGGAAAGTGGTGATCACTCATCGTCTATCACGGGTATCGCCGGGGCACGATCTTCATCGGTTTGCCGAACTGCTCCAGACCGCTCTGGATAGCGACCTGCTCCATGAACCTGACATTGCCGATATACCGGCCCCCGCATTCGACGCCCGGAATAACGTCCGGATTCTCTACGACAAACAGATCCCCGTTGGATTGGTCAATGACCCAGCCTATCGGTCGTCCACGCAATTGAATGATTGATAGCTGATAAGGACCACCTTCCTTTGGTGATGCCGCCCCAATACCGACAAATGCCAATACCGCGAGAATCAATAGTAAAGTGTGGTTATTCATTTCTGTAATCCTTTCTAAAACAATGGTTTAAGTTATCATTCAGGCTTATTATATCTTACGATATAAATTAAAATTGTAAAGTTTACATTTTTTATTAATCCCCGCTTGACACATAGCTGATATAGTGTATAGTGTGACGTAGACTTTATTACTCTTGCAGGAGTACTGATATGGAAAGCAAGCACACACCGGGGCCGTGGAGGGCGGATGAGAGCGGTCACCGCAGAGAATGGTCGCACTGGCTATTCAAAGGCAAGGGGCGACATGAATTAATAGGCGCGGTGTCCGAGATAAACGGGAATTCTGAAGAAGCAAACGCCAACGCCCGCCTAATCGCTGCTGCGCCTGAGTTGTACGCGGCATGTGAATTTATGGTTGGTGAGAATGACGAAAACGACGGCTTTGGGATATCTTTCAAGGCGCTGGACATGGCACGCGCCGCCATCGCCAAGGCGACCGGTGAAAGGCCATGAACACCCGCAAGATCAGGCTGTATTTCATAATCGCAATGGCTGCGCTTATGTAGGGGTCTAATCCATGCAACCCAAATTCCGAGTTTCCCGCTGGCGTATCATGGCCATAAAAGACGGAAAGTGCGGACCCAAGCTGTGCTTGTATGCCGGTGAACTGCCCATGACCCCAGACGAGATCGACCGTGGCCAGGCGCTTGTGGCTCGCCTGAACCGCATGATTGAAGCCGACCTAATGTGCATCGACCTTCTGGCCGATATGGACTGGGGAGATGATTACAGCCCGGAGTTGATTTAACAAGTAGATTAATGATATGGAAAAGATAGTAACAAAACAGAACATGATCGACGCATGTAAATGGGCGATCGAACACCGTTATTATGGGGGCGAGATCGGAGGATTCAAAAGGGTTTACGATCAATCACAATGGGACTGCGGAACGTCTTGTTGTGTGTGGGGTGCGGCTCATTTAATTGCCGGATTTGGCCCAACAGACGATGGCCCCAAACACAATCAATTCGACCAAAAAGACCCTCTTGTGTGTTTGGCTGTACGGATTATGAATAATTCGTTAGCAAAACCTGAACATATTTTAGCCGCTTTAAATGGCGAATGCGACGATAGAGGCAATTGGAACTGCAACAATTGCACCGGCTGCACCGACTGCAACGGCTGCTGCAATTGCACCGACTGCTCCGTCTGCACCTGCTGCTCCGGCTGCTCCGGCTGCACATACTGCACCAACTGCGCCGGCTGCTCCGGCTGCACCGAATCAAAAGGCTGCACATACTGCTCCGGCTGCACTGGATCAAAAGGCTGCACCAACTGCACCAACTGCGCCAACTGCACCAACTGCAAGGGCTGCACCGGATGCGCCGGATGCGCCGGCTGCACATACTGCACCGGGAAGATCCAGTCAAATAACTAACCAAATCCGGCCATAGGGAAGACCGGACTAAACACATCATGGAGGCTATTTAACGAAAGGCAAGAAAATGCAACGCAAAGACTGTTTACCCAAGTTGTGCGGCCTAATCACAGCCGCGTTTATTGCCGGGGCGATGTGCTTTGGCTCAGGTTGCCGTATGATGGAAGGCCTGGGCACAGACGTGGCCGAAGCGTCTCGGTTCACCCAAAAGGGCCTTCCGCAACTACTCGGTCTTACAACGCAATCCCAGGGCGTTTGAGGCCAAGCGTGATCGTCGGGCTAACTGGGTGGACGCAAACGGGGAGATAAAACAATAGCTTTCCGTATCAGCCTCGCCGTTGGGAGACCAGCGGCGGGGTTTTTCGTCTGAGAATAGACACCGATTCTGGGTGGTACTTGGCTGGGTGTCCATGCGATGAGGTAGCGTGGCTTGGTCAGGCAACCCCGCCAGACGCATTTAGGGGCTAGCTTATGTGGATAAATCTTTGGGTTGTGATCCCAAGGAAACAGGTTCGAATCCTGTGCCCCTGATTTAGAACGCCAAAATATCAATTGTCCAAATAGATAATTTTGATATTTTATGTTGACGTGAGTTTATTTGTTCGATAACATGATATTCAGAATGTTTATTTATTTCGATGATCTCATAGAACCCTTGAACCGTGGGCTTCCCAGAGCCGCTGACAAGGAAGCATCTGGCCCGGCACCCCTTCGGGGGTTGGCTGATGAGACTACGGTCGAAACGCAAAAGCGTACCGCGGAGTCACCCCAGCCGGGGAATAACTGGTGACCTAGGCGGCTCACCCTTCAAGGGTTCTATGAGATTATAAATTAGGATAAAAATCATGGACGAAAATAACACCCCGAGCGAGAATCAAGATATGACCCAAACGGCCGCACAAAACGATAAAACGCTAGATACCTTGACCATCATGATCAGCAAGAAGCACGCGGTCCTTCTGGATCAATTGGCTGCACGCATGACTGTGATGTCAGGTTTGGGCGGCATGAAATACACCAAGCGAACCGCCATAGAAAAGATGGTTGAGGACAAGGCGGAGTCTCTGGATATTGATTTTACGGAACTGTTTTCTAGCACCGATCACTGATGCCCCGGTTTTTGGAGCCACGCGATGAGCGAATCGACGCAAGAAAACAAAGCCACGCATGCCTGCGGGCGATTGCAAATCAGCAGCAATGGCCTGCATCTTTTTGGGCAAGATGAAGCGCTCGTTTCTGATTGTAGCTTAGCCTCCGCAGTACCCATAGAGAAAAGGCGGGCAAACACTAAACGGATTTTGGATTGCTGGAACGCCTGCGAAGGCATCCCCGACCCCACACAGCTACGCAAGCAGCGCGATGATTTGTTGGCGATGTGCAAGTTGGCGATGCCATACGTAGACGATATAGCTTCTGCCGACGCGGGCGATGAAGAACCGCATACACACAGCGAATCGGCTAGACGTGATGCAGATTTTGTTGAACAAGCCATCGCCAACGTAACGTCCTCCCAAACAAACCATAGAACCTAGCTTTCTCCCCTCCGCCTTCCCAGGCCTGCGGGCCTGGGGAGGTTTTGATTAGACGTTAGAGGCAAGAAATAATGAACACCATTAACGATACAATGCCCGACACCCAAACCAAGGCTCTTGCCTGGCACTTCCTGACGGAAGACCGGCGCCTAGGCAACGGTGACGGCCGGTTGGTCGTTGTTGGTGAGACGCTTGAGTCGGCTGATCAACCGGTATTGTGTCAATCTGGAATGCACGCATCTGCCCGTGCTATGGACGCATTGATTTATGCCCCCGGTCCCGTTGTGTGTCGGGTAGTGCTTTTGGGCGATGTGGTATTTGGAAATGACAAGCTAGTTGCCACGCACCGCTCCTGCATTGCAATGGATGACGCGAGTGATTTGTTGCATGAGTTTTCATGTTGGTGCGCGGAAAGTGCTTTAACGCATTGGGAAAAACGAAATAAGAAGAAAGCGGACAAGCGTTCTTGGTACGCGATAAAAACCAAGCGTCAATGGCTGTCAGGTAAAGCATCGGATGAAGAATTGTATTCCGCCTGGGCTGCCGCCAGGGCTGCCGCCAGGGCTGCCGCCTGGGCTGCCGCCAGGGCTGCCGTCTGGAATGCCGACAGGAATGCCGACTGGGCTGCCGTCTTGGCTGCCGACAGGGCTGCCTTCTGGGCTGCCGACTGGGCTGCCGCCAGGAATGCCGTCTTGGCTGCCGCCAGGGCTGCCGTCTGGGCTGCCGCCAGGAATGCCGACAGGAATGCCGAAATTGAAAGTCAAAACAAAGAGCTTGAATCCAGGCTTATTGGGTTGCTTGGGTTGGAAGGGGTGTCGACGTGACCACCACACCCGACCTAATCATCGACACGCAGGGCGAGGCTTACAGCATCGATAGTCACATCGCGGATCACTGCGATTGGGGTTACGAGCTAGATGACGACGGCTTTTTCTGGGAAGCAAGACTAAACAGCAACGCTGTAGTGGTGGACATCACAAAACTGCGTAACGCTATGAACTTCGACGATTCTCAGCTTGCGATGTCGTTCGAGGTCACTAACTACACGCCGAATGGCCCGGTAAACGACATCACGGAAAAAGACTGTTACCCGATCGAGTGTATCCGGTTCGCGGCTTATCACATGCAGGTAGACCCCGAGACCGGAAGGACGACCGTTACTTACGAGGTGGAGATCGATGAATAAACAGCGACTGTGCAAAGACTGCGGGCACTCTGTCAGGCCGGATTGGGCACGCGGTACAACCGCTAGTCATATCCACGACCGAGATTGCTTGGAGTGCCACCACGACAAGAGAGAGCAAGTCAATCTTGTTGACGGCTCGTTCTATACGCCCGACATGCCGCTGTGCAAGTCTGAGCGCGATGATGTCAATGGTTGTGGACCACGGGGCAGGCACTTCGTACCTATTGAACGCCTCAAATCCACTGGAGTGAAGGCATGATTTGGGATTCACACATTATTTACTGCAAGCACGGCAGCGGCCCGTACCACGGAAAGGACAAAAACCCTGCCACCAAAGAGCGAAGAAAGCGGTCTTACATCCGGATGCTGGAGCGTAAAGACAGGAATGTTTTTAAATCGTCAAACGGTTGTTTCAAGACGGTTTCTGAATTTGAGGAACACAAGAGGTCTGTTTCATGACGACCCCCATCAACCCAGACAGCCCGACAGCCGTAGACCCGTCCGAGGTGCGCAAGGCCGTGATAGAGTCCGTGCTATTCCTGCCCCTGATCATCCTTCACGGCCTTTATATGTGGCACCTGCACACAACGTACATCAACTACGAATGGCTCGTTATGGCGTTGATCCAAGTATTTACGGGCGTTTACGTGATTCGTTGGCAGGGCGAGTGTGACAGGATTGGGGGTGGCAAATGAAACGAAACGAAGCATTTCCCAACAAAACCTTCGACGCGCCAATCCCGTTAGACACCCCGGCCAATAACGAGATACAGCATTACTACGACAGCATGATCGAATCGGTCGGGCACCATGCGACGCCGGAACAGGTTGTGGCGTTTATGGCGCGGATCGACGGCTTTGTGCAGGCAGCCAAGCGGCTACAGTCCGATATGAAGCTGGCCATAATCGACTGGATCGAAGAACACGGGGATATCGAGGTGGATAACGACACCCGGTACTACGTGGGAAAAGATACGGTTACGAAGTGCCGTGACTTGACCCGTGTTGGCTTGGCCCTGACCGAAAGATGTAATGGTGATCTTGACGAGGTTTTCGGTTTCATTAAGTCCGAGGGCTGGAAGCACGGCTCGGTTAAAACAAAATTAGGACAAGACACATTTGAAGATCTATATACCACCGAAAAACAGCTTGAACTGAAAACAGGGAAGCCGATTAAATTGCTCAAGAAATCGAACCCGATACATACCCCAAACAGAAAGGAAACCGATGAGAAGATCAGAAGCGTTCCCGTCTAACTACATGGGCAAAGACGACGTGTCTGGAACACCTACATTCACAATCGACTACGTCCGTCAAGACGACGTGAAGGGCGAGGCCGGTCTAGAGCGCAAGGCGATTATGCACTTCCGCGAGCCCGGCGTGAAGCCGTATATCCTCAACACGATCAACTGGATGACCTGCGAGGACGCATACGGGGAAGAATCCGACGACTGGAGCGGTAAAAAAATCGAGCTTTACGTTGACCCGAACGTCATGTTTGGGTCAAAGCGTGTCGGGGGCATCAGGTTTAGGATACCGAACGGGTCGCCCGTAACACAAGCCCGCACCGACATGCCCCTGATGACCTACCAAGAGGCCGTGCTTAACTGCAAGGATGTGGGCGTAACCGAGGACGAGCTAAAAGCAAAACTCAAGATGGAAGGTTTTGATAAGTGGAGCGCCGAGGCGTGTACGCCATTTGTCAGAGAGATTATTTCGAACGTGAAAAACAGGGCTGATGACGACGAAGAAATTCCGTTTTGATGATTGGTTAACCATGCCCATTACCTACATGCAAGCCAAGCGGTACGAACGAATCGCATTTGTGATATTCATGATTTTATTGTCCGCCGTTTGTTACGGTGGTTTATCTTTCTTTTACCGATTTTTACAAGGGATTTAACTCATGGAACGCGACAACCGGCGGGGCAATCTGGAACTGATATTAAGGCTTAAGGAAAACAACCCGTCGGACCCCGGCGCCGCCATCGGGTTTGAACACAGGCATACGTTCGACAACGTGCGCGTGGACGACAAAGGTCTTATGAACATCAATTACATCTACAAAGGCATGTTCGACCAGTTCGTGCAGGCGGGTGAACGGAAGCTGCAGGAATCTCAAGACCAATAACAAACCCGCCGCGTGGCGAGTTTTTATACACACCACTCCATAAAGGAATGAATGATGAGCCAGATACCTAACCCAGGTACTTCAATGCAGACAGAAACCATTATCAAGCCTGTCGTGCCCGAAGGCGGTATGTCGATCACCCTAACGCCCGGAACGGTTCAAAACAGAAAGCTCTTGCCGATTGCAGACTTAGTAAGCCACAACACGCTTTGGCTGATTGAATCCGAAAGCAACAACGTCGGCTCCGTCAAAGACCCCAAGGACATCAAGAACGCAATTGCTTACAAGCAAACACTCCGAAGGGTTTGGAACAGGACTAAGAAGTTCAATCGTGGCGGTGGCGACACGCTGTACGAAACAACGCACCCGATTGCGTTTGCATCGCTCGGTGAGTTGCAGTCCATGCCCAATACACCGTTCCGTGGGTTGGCGTACCTGAACTGGCACCTATTTAGAACGCTGCTTGAGAAGCAGGGCAGCAGCCTGCAGGTGTTCATCGACGAGGCCGCCATTGACGACATCGAAAAGTCGGTAGAGGAAATCGAGGACTTTATCGATACCGAGTTGGGTACCGGCGAGCAGTCGGGAGATGCGAGCGAAGGCAAGTTTTTAACCGGCGAGCAGTGGCCAGATTTTGGACGCACTGGTCGCGTTACACCTACGCCGATGGGCGGAACCGTTCATGTTGGCGAGCCTTCATCAACTGCGCCGCCAAGTGTACCCACAGACACCCCAGACAGGGTCTAACCCCAACCCCGCCCGCCCCACGGACAAGAAACGGGGCACACCCGTCACCGCTTAATGGTGGTGGCGTGGGTTTAGGTCATGAGTGAAAAACTAAACATCTGTTGGTTGACTGTAATGATTTATGTATTGGTCATTGTGTGGATGGTGGAAGGTCTTGTCGAAATCCGTTCAGGCCTAATGATCCAAGATTACTTACATCAAAAACAGATTGAAACGACTCCCGCCGAAGCTGACGCTGACGATGGGTATTGAATAACACAGAAAGGAAACGATCATGGAATTTAAACCCGCGTTCCACAACGACCCAACCATTAAAGACAAGATGTTGCGTTCAGCTATCGCGCACAGGCGTGGCGACACCTTTGTTCAGGGCCTAGGTGAATACTTTGAAGAAGGCAAGGGTTGTCACCTGGGCTGTGCTGTGATGTCCGTTACCGGCAAGCGTGGCAACTGGCACCGGCAGTTCTCGGATTTGGTTAACTGTCATCCAGAGATATCGAATCTTCAAGAGTATTTCTTTGAAAGTCTGCCCATGCAAAAGGACAGGCTATGGAGCGAATCAGTTATTGACGCGATGCCTGTGGGCGCTGACCTGGATCGTGGATATTGGTCGTTCATGGCTTGGATGCTGATCGACCCTGATTATGGTGTTATTGCCTGTGAATCACAAGAACAGGCCAGATTGGCCATTCAAGAGGTTGGACTGCTATGTCGTCGTTCATCGGCGGGGGATATGCCAACAGAGTCAGAATGGACCGATGCAGCGCGGGCAGCGGATGCAGCGCTGGCAGCGGATGCAGCGCGGCCATTGTGGGCAGCGCGGTCAGCGGGGGCAGCGGTGGAAGCGGGGGTATTGTGGTCAGCGGGGGGATCGGAGCCATTTTGGGCAGTGATGTCATCGCATGCAGTGCGGGAAGCGGTGGAAGCGCGGGAAGCGCAGTCAGCGGAGGAAGTCTGGGCGGCGCGGGCAGCGCACATTCAGAGAATGGCCGAGCAACTGATTATCGAGATGGCCAATTCTCCGTTCCCGGATAAAGAACAAAATCAACGTCCGGCAAAAGAAATACCTTCCCCTGCGATTCGGGAGGTTTTGTTGGTTTGACAACCAAATAACTGCGTCTGCGGCGTGGCCATATGACACGCTATTCCCAATTGGCCAATGGGATGAATGGGGCGTGCCCGCATATATGGGCACTAGAAGTCGAATTGACGCGCAGCGGTATATCCGCTTGCAACACCCAGCCGGGGCAGGACCGGCCAGACGCATTTGAGTGCTTGCGGCGTGAGACAGTCACGAAGCCTAGTGAAAGGGTACGAGCATGGCAGAACCAAAAGCGGATTTAACACCACGCGAGAGATTAGTGTGTCGCATATTGATACTAATAGTCAAGATTCTGAAGCCATATGACTTTGAACATCAGTTCCAAGATGACTTTAAGGGCATCCAAGAAGCGTTGAAGTAGCACTCACCCCAATGCCCGTGAAAGCGGGTTTAGGGGTTTAAGGAAAGGATTGATGGCAAAGCTTACGCACAACACGGACGAGATGCTCATGGTCATGGCCGCACACCGGTATTGCCTTGGCCGTGCAAGCTACATCGTCGGGTCGTGCATTGATTGGCTTGATAAACACTGGGGCCAGATCGACCAGAACACACGATACCGAATCATCAAAGAAACAAAAGAGGCAATAGAAAACGGACACTCAGGGATGGACATTGACACTAAAGCTTGGTCTCGATTCATTGAGAGGCACGAGACTAACCCATGAAAAACTGGACTTGCCCTGGCGGCGACCATTTATGCCTTTGTATTAATCTGTGTTGTTTATTGGGGTGTCCAGGCTATCGGCGACTTGGCAGAGAACATCCTTGTTCTTCTTAGAGACAAAGAGGAAGACTAGCCATGACCCACACCGAATGCTACGGCGGACCCTTAGACGGCCAATACCACAAGGTCATCCCGATGTTCTACGGGGCAAGCGTAGAGTTCATGTACCACCTGGACGAGGTAGACCCCGACAAGATCCACAGGTACGTTCTGAGGGGATCTAGGTGGCGTTACGACAGGTGCCTGAGCGTTGAGGCGATGGTCATGGAGCACGTTGTGCGTGGCGAAACAGGGTCGTTGTGGGGGGATGTGTAACTATGGCCACAGACCCGTTTTACGTACCCGAACAAGACGGTGCCATTGTGTACCGAA